ATAACTTATTCAGCTCATCTTTCGGGGCAGCTAATCCCCTCCCATCCAGTATACTTACGAATTCATTGTAGGCATCCTTACCATACATGTCCCTAGCAAATGTTATCTTCCTGTATCCATTTCTTTCCAATACAGAATTGATTTCATCTATCCTTGCCCAGGGAACTAACTCGTCCATATCCCATGGGTTTTGAATACTCAAGTAGAAATCTTCAACCGCCCCCCGTTCGCCATTCCTTAGGAAGTATGAGTCAGCCTCAACTGCACTCTCGGTAAAGTAAGGCAGCCTTCCATACTTGGAAGCTGTGTTCATAAAGTCCATTTGGAATTCATCGAAGATGTCAGCCATGGCTGTCTTTACCATGATAGGTGTACCATCTTTGGTACTTACCCATGAAGGTACATCTCCGGGCTTGTTGCTTATCCAGTCCCATGTAAACCATGTATTGAATTGAGGAGTATCTATCTTCTGGAATAGACTTTGCCCTTCAAATAAGGTAGCCTTCTGCATCTCTGGAGTAACATCGAAACCCTTTACTACCACCTTGTGAAGTCTATTCATCTCTTCTATAGCTTCTTTTCGTGTTGCAAATGTGCCGAGCCAAACTCCAGTTTGATCACTTGCTACAACCCACCCAGTATTGTCAACGTTAGGCATTATGTACAAACCCCCTACGGTTGGGGTTGTTCCAGATAATTCTACATCTTCTATCTTACTGTTCCATCTCTTGATAATCTTTTCTGCCTTGTTCGGTATGTTCTTATCATATACCTCGAATGGCCACTTCTCTCCTACTTGTAGGTCAAGTTCATCAAATACTTTTATTGTTTCAAAGTTAGCATTGAGACCTTCTTTTCCTTCCCCATTCAAAATTCTCTTTGCCATATCTCCACCAACAAACTCTTCTATTCGTTCTGGTGGAACGTTAGACATATCCTGCCCAGCAATATTGTCTATGGCAGTCTGACTATTTTTTGGTTTTGCATAGATTGTGTAGTTTCCATTAGCATTTTTCTTGTATGATATTTCATCTACATAGTTTGTAAGAGCATACCTATCAGCCTGCATCTTACCTGTAGTCCATGCTACTCTATCATATCCTTCTTCACTTGCCAGTCTCGTTATTCTCTTGAGTGCTAACTCTTCCCATGTATCTTTGAATGGGGCATTGGGTATTCCACTAATCCCTCTGTTCCAATCCCTTAAAGTAATACCCTTAAAGTATGTGTTTAATCCATCCACAGCTTCTCTTGGTGTATCATAAACCATATCATCTACCAGGTTTATCCACCCAGCTGGTGTGCCATCAGCAGTGTCCATAAATATTTCCCACTGAGATCCATTGTGCGGAAGAGCTATTCTGTACCTTCCATACATACTTGGAACTATCTCAAAATCCTCTAACTTAACCTGTGGGTGCTCAGTAAGTGGCTTACCATATCCTAACTTTCTGCCCTTCTGATGTAGGTCAGATTGAATTTCCTCAATAAATAGAACACGCTTTCCATCTACGTCTGCGAATTCCTGCATACGAATATGTCCAAACACATTTGGTATATCGCCCCAATGCTGCTCTACAAAAAACTGTGGCTCCAGCTCTGGAAGAGTAAGTAATAGCTCTCTATAGTTTTTCCCCCCAGGAATTGTGAGTGATTCAAAGGTTGTTGGTACTTTAGCAGTACGACTTATTCTCTTCCATACTTCCCGTGCTTTTATAAGCGGTTCATAATTTTTAAGGTCTGGATATATTCTAGCTATACTATTTACTTCTAGTGCTACATCTGCATCAGAGCTTTTTACAAAAGATTCAACAGCAGCACGAGCTTCAACATCACTAACACCTGCTGCTCTTCCAGTAGCTTCTGTATGTTCAAATAGTACATCTACTCTCTTTGATATGTTGCTCTGCAGCTCATGGTCAGCACCTCTCCAATCACCTTTCTTTATCTCAACAATCTCTACGTTGTTCTGCTTTATGTAGTCTAACATTTCTTGCTTGGTAACCTTATCCTTACCCTTCAAAAAGTCATTCAACCCCAACCACTCGTACTCTTCTTTCTTAATGTTGTTCTTCAATATAGCCCCAACTTTTCCAGCTGTTGTCTTCTCTGGAACTAATCGGTTTACTATATCAGCAGACTTCAAGTAGAAAGGATCTACAATTCTCTTACCTTCTGTGTCTCCAACCTGTTGATATAGAGGCTTCTGTGATCTCTTTGGCTTTGGTACATTCTTTACTCTCTCAGCTACATAGTCAGCATCCAACATCTTATTGAATACTTGTTCTACTTCTGGAGTAACTTCAATGCCAGCAAACCAGTCTTTCATCTTTCGATAAATAGCCAGCATGGTATTCCTCATCGTATCAAAGATCTCAGCTATGTCTTTCGGTACGCCCTTACCCGTAACGACATGCTTCTGGAAACCCTTCGCCATTACCTCACTCTTCAAGTTATCAAAAGGTAATCCAATATTGGGGTTGGCTTTCATCTGTTTCTTTGCTATCTTCCCTGCCCACTCGTCCAGAACTTTATAATGTTCAGCTGGTAGGAATGGTTCAAAAGCGTGGAACAGTTCTTCCATAGCAGTTGTTGGGTTAGCATTTGTAAATCCACGAATGATTGCCTGTTGCTTATCCAGCTCTCCCTTTATAAAGGAAGTAATACCATACGTACCCTCAGCGAATACACCTTGAACAGTAATTGTAGGAAAGCGTTCTATCTGTGATGGGGAGAATTCAATAAAGCTGTACTGGTTTTCTGCTGCCCATCTAAGTAACCGTTGCTTAGATCGTTCATCCAGATCTCCAGCCATACTCTTTACTTTCAACCCGATGGCTATGTTCCCATCAGCTAACTCTTCTGAAACTAAATCAGCTGTAATGTTAGCCCGGTTGGAATGGTTGTAATCAAGTATGTTGATCTGCCACTCTTTTGTCTTTCCTCTGGGAACTGAAACAATAAAGCGTTCATTCTCATCCAGAGCTTTTATGATCTGTTCTCTGGTTACTTTACCAGTACCTGCCAGTAACTCTAATACTCCAGAGGACTCTAAGCGTTCCTGATTGAATCGTTTCTTGAGAGCCTTGAGAAGTTCAGCTTTAGTAATGGGTCTCTTTATTCCCTTGACTACCTTACCATTACCGACAAGATTGGTAACATAGTTTCTAACCTCTGTGTTGAACCAGAATAAAGTATCTGTTGCACGAACTACATCTACTGCACCAGAATCTCCTGCTTTCATTACACCATACAGAACATCCTGCCATACCTCAGCCTCACTCTTACCACCCATGTGCTTACCAATAGTAAGGGCAAGTCTGTTGTAGGTTTCAAATATTCCCTCAGCTATGTTGGTTGGGGTATTGAAAATATTTGAAATGGCTTTTACCATTCCCTCTTTCAGGTTTCCCTTTATGCTGGCAAGTGTAACGCCAGTAGTTGTTTCATACCAGTTCTTCAAAACTTTATATAGATCTTCAGGCTTGATGTCATTCAATGTCTTGATTGCATCATCACCCTTCAATCCTAATTCTTTCTTAGCCTTGTTCAATAGGTGTGCATAGTTGGGAAGTAACTGTCCACCCTTCTCATACATCAATGGGAACTGGAATTTCTCTGCCAACAATACTGCAGCATCCTGATTTCTTCCCTCACGTATGGCCAGGTCAAGTCTTACATCATCTGCTACCATGGTTTCGAGTGGTCGGACTTCTGGTACTTTCAAACTGTAAGCTATGTTGATACGTTCCATCTCTCCAACAGGAGCTTGCCCCTTTATCTTGAAGTAGTCATCTACCAATCCTCTACGTGCGTCTGCCTTTGTATTGATACCCAACCGTCTCTTGAGTTGGTTTACAAATACAGTATTCTCAACCAGCTCTGGCTTCCCACTGAATGGGTTGATAGCACGGAAGGAAGTAATCATTCCATCTGTATCATAGAGCAGTTCAATACCAGACAGCTGTAATATATCTTCCATGTTCACATCTGCAGTAGCTTTTAATGTTCCGTTCTGTAGAGGAACTAATACTTCTGCGTTTTGGTATCCAATACGGTTGTCAAGTTGATTGATTACTCTTGCATAGTAATCCTCCCATCTTGCTTTATTGTTGATCATGCCTGGGCCGGGGTAGACTTCCCTAAAGAATTTGTTTACCCTGGAGCTAATGTTGTTTGTTCTATCTAGCATACCCTTTGCTATACTCTGCAGCTTTGTAAGTTCTGCTGGGGTTAATCCACTAAAGCCTTTTACATTTTCTATCTGGGCAATTGCTTCATGTGTCTTGGATTCCCAGAGTGCTCTCTCATTCCATTTTCCAGAAACCTTATCATCAGCACTGTGAACGTTAGCATCCCAACCAGTAAGCTCTTCACTGTTAGTAAGCACCCCTTCTTTATTCTCATCAATAGCTTTGAGTTCTTCTGGGGTTGCAGCACGTGGTTGGCTGTCAGGGTACTCATCTCTCTTTGCTCGTAACTTGGCAAGACCATCCTTCAACCCTTCATCTGTATCTTCAAACTTGATGTCATTGTCCTGTAGATACTTCTTGATCTTACCCTTAGTCTTTCTGTCAAAAGGTTTGCTATCATCCAGATTCTTTAAGAAATCTGCAGTATCCTTATCTACACCCTTTAGTTCCTTCTCTATGGATTTAGAATAGCGAGCAGCTTTTACTTGCTCTCCATTCGATCCTATCTCTGCACCAGTTACAATGGAGTAATCCCTGTTCATCCCCTGCACAATCATATTGGATTCTGCCTGGAGTACACTCAGTGTCTCATCAAAGAATTGATCAAGGTGTTCTGGCAAGATTTCTTTAACATTACTCTTAGCTAACCTTGCCTGGAATTTCTGGAAGCGTGTAGTTACATCATAAAGGAAGGCTCTCTGTGCAGCCTCATCAAACCACTCAGCATTTCTTAAGCTCTCTGGGATATAAATATTGTATCCAGATAACTTTGGATCTACTCTATTGTGTCTCAATAAGTCATACAGTTTGGCAGCATTCCCACCTGAACTGTTAATAGAATTCAATACGTGCTTCTGGATCATGTCTGCTTCAATAGCACTTAGACCCTTAGCCTGTACTACTTCAGACAGATGACTTATTACATCTGTAAGGAAGAGATGATTCATCTTGGCTATGTTCTTTTCATAGAAACGAATGTACATCATAGTCTTCATGCCCATCTCAATAGAGTTGTTCAATGCCTTGATGCTGGCAGGGAAAGCTGTGAAAGTACCAAGAACTTTACCTAACAGGTTCTTACCTGTGCCATTTATCTGTACAAAACTTTTATAATAAGATAGGAAGGACAACGGGTTTTGGCTGAGCATGTTCTTGTCAATACCCATGGATGCAGCTTTGGTAAACGCCTCATCTGTCAAGCTCATCAACCCAGAACTTTCTATCTCAGCCTTGACATTGTATTGACCCTGCTTGACGGTCTTCATTACCCCTTCGGTATCTCCATACATTTTCAACATGGCTTTCATATCATCCCCGAACTGACCACCATACCGAATTGAAGCCATTGTATATCTGAATGTATTGTCAACGAAGTTGAAGATAGCCCACGCTGGTCGTCTAGCTAACGTAGCCCAGATCCATGCTTTCATAAACCGGGACTGAACCTCAGCAATACCACCCAGCAACTGTCCTGCTCTGGTAGTACCATATTTCTGTGCAATAGCACCATAGATAGTATCTTTAGGAACTAAGTTTGATCCCAACTTCACAAGGTTTCCTCGTAAGGATGTCTGTCTGAATGCCTCACCAAATTCCTGCCCAAGTCTTGATGTTCCCCGGTAACTTGCTACCAGTCTCTCCACTGCATCAGAAATATTATTGGCTATGACTGGATCACTTATCAGCTTGCCTGGGTTCTGACTTAGTATTTGTTTGGTTACACCCTTGACATAGAATTCATGTGTAGCTTCCCATGCCTTGGCTGCTATTCCTGCCCACTCATCTGGATCAATAGTTCTGGCTAATTGAATCAATGACTCCTGTGCAGAAATGGTTGGTGGTACACCCCTGAATGGAGTCTCTTTCAATAGCTTAGCTGCACCTTCAGTCAACTCATCTGTTACTGTGGTAGCTTGCTTTGCCCATGCTGCAATATTGGATACCTGTTTTACAAACTCTGATTCAGTAGCTGGCTTGGTCTGAGCAACAGACCAGAAGATATTTGTAGCTGCCTTGCCCTGCTTTGAAGCTACAGTCTGTACTGAACGATCAAGTAAAGTCTTTACTATAGTATTGTTTGAGATTGCAGTAGCAGATTTACCTATGAATGGAACTTTCATAGCTACTCTACCCAAGCTCTTTATCAATGACTTACTCAGCCCGGCAACTATAGGGAGTGCAAGGTTGTTTACATCTAAGAATATCTCACCCAACATTTCTAACGCTGGGTCTTGCGTAATGTAGGAGATCTGTGTTATCTCTTCCATTGAAAGAAGTCTTCCAGCCTGGAACATAGCTTCTACTACATTCTTCCTGAACTCGTTCTTCTTTTCCTCACTCAAATTATATGTCCATGCTGCATAAGGATTGAGATTACCAGATCTGGAGTGGTATTCAATTACTCTATCCCCTAATCGGTAAGCCTCATCCATCCATGTCTTGGCATTATTCAATACTTCCTGCTGCTCTGGGCTTCCTTCTTCATATTGACTGGCCATGGCCAGATAATTATTGGATACCTGTAACTGCTGGAACATTGTATTCGCCATGTCAGCGGTTAGTTGTTGGTTAGTATTGTAGTAAGTATTCTCTAACCTCTTGGGGTTAGTAGCTGAATTGTATAGATACTTTGGTAACCACTCATCTACAAGATAATCATACTGCTCTGCCGTAGTCATAGTACGACCAGTCTCAATAGACTTCTTGGCTACATCCTGCAGGAATAACATGTTCGCACCCAACACAGTTGTAGTCTGGTTACGCTGCATGGATGCTTTCGTATCATTGTCTACATTGGATAAGATATTGGAAGTAACATATCCGCTGTTGATGAACTGTTCAAAAGATGAAATCTCAGGCTCTGACATTCCACGTACACCCAACATAAAGTGTATTTGCTCCTGTGGTATTCTTCCACGATTCTGAAGATCAAGCAGATTAGGAGTGAACATGTGTTCTTTTACTGAACCAGCATATTGCTTGGCTAAATTCCAGTCTGCCCCTTCGTACAACTTCTCATACCCGTAAGCTAATTCAGCTGTGGCTACTGGAAGATTGCCAGCCCGGTAATATTGTGCAGAATACCCAGCCTGTTCTGAGAACTTTCCAATGGTGTCTGCCTGGAGTTTATTTAAGGCTGCTTCATACTCCAATGACTTTTCCCATTGAGCTTCCAGATCAGCAATACGGGTTACCTTCTGTTGATCAGATAACTTGTCCCATCCCTTTACTGTTCCGCTTCTCCACTTCACTAACTCTTCACTGATAGACTGAGTAGTAGCTCTGGCTTCATCTATCTGGTTGGTCTTTGTTTCATTCTTGTTTATGGACTTAGCTTTGTCCATATTGTAACTTTGTCGAAGTACGCTTAGCTTATCTTCAAAGTTCTCCCAAGAATTATTTAAGTCTTCTCCAGCCTTCTCATTTCCAAATAGCCAGGTCGTTTGTCTCACTAGAGTTGTAGGTATATTATATAGAAGAGTAAAGCCTACCCCAGCTCCAGCCATAACCGTATTCAAGGATACTGTACCCAATATTGGCTTACTCATAAACTTACTTGTTGGGGTATTCATCAACTGCTTGGTTACATTACCACCCCACATTACTTCCCACCAGGTGGCACTGAATATGTTTGCTGCCAATCCATTACTCAATGGCTCAGGAAGATTTCTAATGAACTCAGGCTTCTCTGGGAACTTTTCTAAGAAGGTTGGTGCGTTAGTAACTGGATCTAAGTTTACTGTTTGTGTTTCCTGTTGGTTGGTAGCAGATGGAAACCTAACTGTTACTCCATCCAATACGTTCTCTCTGGTAACAATAGGGGCTATCATGGATACTGCTGCAGGGTTAGACCCTACACCCCAGTCAGCGTTCTGTTCGTTGGCTATGTATACTTGCATAGCCTGTTGTAATCCAGTACCAAGAGAATCCAATGTCTCTTGATTTAGAACAACTGGACTATTCTTTTCACCCTTATAGTTTTCTTCAAACTGGGTAACTTGTTTTGTATCCTGATCCCAATACAACGGGATCTGAGTTTGATCATTTGTTATCTCGTTTGTCAAGACATTCAAGTAAGCTGGTGTCCCGGTTGGTTGTATGTTTGAAGCAAAAGTTGGGGGCTTGGCTGTTTCATACTTGGACTCTAACCCACGCAGGAATATATCTACCTCTGGTGTATAGGTAGCATCCTGCAGCTTGGTCATATCAATAACAAGATCTTCGTATCCTTCAGGGTAGCTTAAGTTTCCTGCCTTGTTTCTCTCAACAGGAATGTAAACTCCCATGTACTTGAATAGCTCAAGCTCTGTTGGTTTGTTGGTTACTACATTTTGTTTGTAGTCCAGATACAATTTATCCCCAGGCTTTAGTTCAGGATCGAACTTGATGCTGGCTGCCAGAGCATTCTCTTCTTCCAGCCTTGCTTGATTCCACTCTTCAAAAGTTTGACCAGCTGGCTTCTCTATCTTACCAGTAAGAACATCTTTCTTTACCTGTTGACTTTTGAAAGTCTGGTCTCTCTGCCATGCACTTATTCTTGCCTGTTCAATGCTGTCAGCAACTCGCTTATCAGCAAAGAACTGGTTGTGAAGTAACGCTTGCTTTCTATCATCCAACCTCAAAGCAGGATCTACTGTTTGGGTAGGTATCTTTACTCCATAGGTACGCTGACCCCAATCAAATAAAGCCTTCTTGTTTGGATCTACAGGAGGCTTTTCTGTTTTCGATTTATTTACTGCTTGAGTAAATGTGGAGGCATAGTTGTTTATAGCAGACTGTTTGGCTCGTTGTTCTCGTACAGCACTGAGCAACTGAGCAAACTGTCCGGTTTTCCAAAAGGCATCTACCATGAGTTATCCTATCCTAAAACCAAGATTTATTTACTTCCCCGAATTTCCAATCACCAGACTCAGTTTTACTTACTGGGACTAATTTTCCTGCACCAAAGAATGGCTGTGCAATAGATCTCGCCAGCTCACTATACGCACCAAGTTTCTCCCCACCACCCTCTGCTAACAAAGGATCGAAGGCTGAGTACATGTCTATGATCTGTCTACGGGATGGTTGTTTGTATCCTGCAGCTGATCCAAAATCTTTCATTGTAGCTGCAAGCTGCCTGACATACTGATATCCCGGCCCGAAGTCTTTCTCTCCCTTACCACTGGCTTCCTTCATCTTATCCATGGCGCTCAAAATGTTTCCTGCTCGTTGCTGGGATAAGAAGTACTCTCTCTGTTGATCGTTTACACCTGGAGTAGGAGTTCCAAGGTTAGACTTCTCTGGAGAGTAGTTACCAAAAGCATCAGGGAATAGACGAGATAAACTGGAAGCCATCTGTCGCTGATCTTCAGTGGACAAATAAGGAATGAGTGCATTCATAATAGAAGCTACCTCTGTTTCGGGTGTCAGCCTGCTGGGCATCATTCCCTTCCACCACGAAGGTGAGCCTTCTAGCTGATACTTGTCTGACCATGTAAGTGGCTCTGGTTGTGGGGCTGGTTGAGGGGATGACCCAGTATACGTACCCCCACCACTACCCCCACCTGTAGTGGTATTGAATTGATTGAGATAATTAGTAGCCTGGTTCTGATAGTAGGGACTCCACGTATCAAACTCAATGCCAAGACCTAAAGGTATCCTTGGATCTACTGGCTTATTTGAAATGCCCCGTGTGTTTACCATGAACTCTGGCTGCACGGATGCTGGTTTACCCGGTAGGTTTCTCCAGTTCCATACTGTTGGGGACGGGGGTGGTGGATAATAAGTTGCCATAATTCACTCTCCTACTTGAAAAATCTTTTTCTTTCCATCTCTCTTACATAATCCAATACACCATCTTGACCATAGATGTTTGATAAATCTAACAAGTCTTCTGGTGTCATTGTATTATACAACATTACATCCCGGTCTGTCTCTATGCCTGAGCGTTCCATAGTACGCTGAAGCCCAGATTGAACTGCTTTCATTGTTCTTTCAAATCCCGAAGTAACAGTTGCTTTCCTCATATCATCCCTGTCATATCTGGGGCAGTTTCAGTTGATCCTGCCTCTGCTTCTGGCTTTCTGTTTACTGCTGGCATCCCACCTGCTGGTTGTTCCATTCCTTGTGGCTGTGTGGGTGCACCCGGCTGACCCTGCATTCCCTGTTGCTGTAGTTGTTGCAATACCATGGCTGCGATTGGATCATTGTTTTTAGCTTGTGCTTCCAGAACTTTCATCATGGAATACTGCAGTGCAATAGGATGTGTCTGAGTCATCTCAATAACTTTTCGATCATACTCTTCATCAGGCTGCTGAATGTCAAGGTATCTTTCCATGATTGTTTCTTCTGACAATACTCCACGTACCTGGTTGCCCATAGCGTGTTTGCGTACCTGATCATTCGGGAAGTTAGGAGTAATCTCACAGCTAACATGGAAGCCTTCCAGATCTTTTATAGGAATAAGTTCTGTGAATGGCTTCCCCTTTATTTTTCCATACATGCGTAGATAACAATTATCCTCAGCATGATCGACAGCTACTTCAATAGCTTTACTTCCTGCCCACTCCCAGAATCTTTTGAGATGTGCGATAGGTTGTTCAAGTCTGATCCTGTTCTGGTCACCCAACTGTGATAAGGAATACCCGGATGCCTGACTAGAACCAGAGCCAATAAATACATCAGAGAAACCTGATTGCTGTACCCTTGATCTCTGGAAGTCAATCTGTCTTTCTACATCAGGAGCATTACCTGGCCACTGTGGGAAAGCAATATCCTCATCCTGAGATAAGGTTACAATCTGCCCCATGACCGCATCCATGCTGACTGCTCTACCATTGGATGTCTTAGATACCACAGGAAGCGAAGAGTATAAATTGATCTGTCGCTGTCTGCGGTTGATGTTCTGTTCCAAATGTTTTACTGGTTCTTCCAGTGGGGTAATAATACTGTGCCACTTTCCTGAATCAGTCCTATCTGTTGGCTTGTATAAACCAAGAGTATATGGTAATGACTTGTACTTTGGCATGACAGTAAGTTCCCGATCAGGAACAAACTCATTGTCAAACAATACAGCATTACGAATAATTATGTTTCCTTTTTTATCCTTTTCAGTAGCATCCCAATAATCTACCAGCATTCCTTGCCTGCTTACCAAGTCTTCTGTAGATTTCAAGTAACTCATACTAGATGGTAACTTACCAAAACGCATAAGTACATCAAAGGCTGATGTCTTTTCTTCCCTGGCTACTGCTATCCATCTTTTCTTCCCCCCTGGAAGGAAATATACTGTACTGGGATCTATAACCTTTTGAACCAGTGGGCATTCATCATATACCTGAACGGGAACTTCTTCCCCATACTCATTGATTACTGTCTCGGTTTTCTTTTCTGCATCTTCATCCCAGACCGTATATAAGACACAACCGCCATCACGAACATAGTGCAGAAGAACTTCATAAAGGGTATCATATTCATTCCTGTTTATATTAGTTTCCATTACACCAACCAGGAATTTCTCTACCTGTGACTCAAGTTTCTGAGTTTCTGTTCCGGGTTTCCATGCAGTAGCTTTCCATACTAATGGGTTGGTAAGCAAAATACCAACCGCTAAGTCTACGTGGTTGGTAAAGGTTGGGTCTGCAAATCTATCCTCACCCGGCTTGGGTGTACCAGAGTAGTGTTTGGAGTCATATAGGTTTCTCCACCTGTCAATATTCTTATGCCAGTCAGTCATAAACGCTTTAGCAAATGCTATGTTCTGCGTAACCTTTTCTAAGTTAGTATCCATTTATTCCTCGCCTCTATATGTGTTTCCAGTTCACTCTATTAACAATATAATTAATAGTTCTAAAGTTCACCTCGTACTCCTTAGCAAGACTTCTTTGAATTGCACCAATTTTATACTTCTCTCGTATTTCTAATACCTGTGCTGGAGTTAATTTTGCTCTACCAACACCCCCTCCCCCTTTTCCTCCCCTTCTTCCTCTTTCCATCATTTCTCTCATGTTATCAGCATGTGTACCAAGATGAAGATGTTCTGGATTAACACAGCCTGGATCATCACATGAATGTAAAACATGCACACCTTCTGGAATTGCACCGTTATGAATCATGTAAGAAATCCCATGTGCGTCTGTCATTTTCCCCCTAAATATCATCCTTCCATATCCGTCTTTCCCCGTTGCATTTCTCCAACGCCAGTCTAGCCCAACCTTCTCATAAAATCGCTCTTTTATTGTCTTTCTCATGCTATCTCCTAACTCCGAAACATCCATGGTAATTTACTATTAGCAGTATCTACTTCTCCCTTATCAGAGAACGGATAAGATATGTGTACCGGAATTGATACATCTACCCCACCCCCCTGCACAGCTTTGTATGCTGCTATAGATAATGCTACTGAATAGTCCATCGGTTTCCTTATTCCCTTTGAAGTTTGTTTCTGTTTTACAATTCTGAACCCGTTGGTCTCACTCTGAGCAACAGTGTTCTGAATGTGGGTACGGGCTTCCTCATCTTTATAAGAATGAAGTCGTTTGAATTTTAAAAGATCATATAGGTTTTGACTTGCCTTTACCATGTTTCCAGCAGTTTGTGTAAACTCGGAAACCGGGTAGCCCATTTGTTCTAATTGTAGCATTAATTGATACAAATGTGCAGGATCATAGCTTATGTCAACAACCTTGAATTCAGTATACAGTTTTATAATCATCTGTTTCAAGGTAGCATCCAAATCCAGCTGCTCATTAGTAGGTGTCCAGATCTTATGCAATACATCTACAACTACACCCTTACTTGAATCGTAACAACAAGCTACGAGTGCGGTTGAGTCTCGCTTGGGGGCAGCATCAATACCTAAATACAACGGGAACTTAGCATAGGGGTGGTCTTTCCATAATTCTGCAGAGTCTTGGATCTGTGAAGCTGCATACTCCCACCAGTCCATAGGAATGAATTCTTCGTGTGTAGTTACCCATCTATTTTCGTGTAACCTGAGGTATGCTGCTGGCCGTAAAGAATTTCTCTGGCTTTCATAGTATGAGTCATCTTGCCAGGGCATAGTAGGTTCGTGATTCCAATAGGTAAATTGCTTCCCTGTTTCCCAACAAGGGTATTCTGCCAGCTCAAATACTGGTGCACCCTTTCCATCTTCGTGTTCGTCCCTTCCAACCCCGTTCAAATACATGTCCCAAAGAAGGTCAGACTCATTTATAAATCCTGCGTAAGTAGAGATAAATCTTAATGACCACGGAATAGTAGGAATAGGAGTAAGTTCTTCATAGGTACGTCTGGTAAGCTCACTATTAATGCCCCATAATTCATCGAACAAAACTAGAGCATGACGAGAACCTGCTACTGATTTATATGATTGGGCTAGTACCTTTATAGTAGTTCCATTAGGTATCTCTATCTCATACTTATTTACTTTGTACTCTCGTGCAGCAGCATGGTATTTCAGATCTCGCATGACCCGCCCCTCAGCCTGCTCTACATCATTTGCTATTACATATATCTCACTTCCAGCCGGGCATACTTCTGCATACCATCCAGCAATAGCAGCCGAGATCAAAGTTTTTCCACTCTTCTTCGTTGTACTGAATAGAACAGTAGAGTATTTGAATTCCTTATCTTCATTCTGACTTAGAGCAAACCCTAGAATATCTTTCTGTAAAGATTGTAACTCTAACCATCCACTACTCCCCCACTTTTGTGTCTTACTGTTCCATGTATCTCTAATAAAGAAACCATACTTGTCTACCCAATCAATAAAAGGAATGGAGAAGGGTTGAACTTCTCCATACATGTCTGGTAAAACTATTTTTTCTTTCTCTTCTACTCTACTCAATTACTTCTCCTCTGCCTCAAACTTGATACTATCCATCACGCCTCATGCTAATCTTGATAATCGTTGTATAGAATGGTCATGACTCACTCCATGTTATTTCTGTTAGCCCAACTTGCCAATCATCAATACTTACTTTTCCTGTGTAATATAAATCAAGTCCTGTTGTTGTCTTAACAATACTCGCTCTATATAATCCATAAGAATCCCATGCTGGAGCTGTACTTTTCAACAAAATATCTGTTAATTTTCTTGTCCAATTTATTCCATCTTCACTCATACCAAGATATAGGTTGTAATCATCCGTATGAAACAGACCATAAAATCTATCGGTATCATAAATAATATCAACGTGTGACCAGCGAGCATGATTGTTCAGATATAATTGTTTTTGTGACGACCAACCTGTGTAAATATCGCTTGATGTTTTTAGATAATATGTGTTTGGTGTTGCTGTTTCGTTGTGAAAAAACAAGTACCATAAACTATCTTTATAAACAAGTGATGGAGATTGATACTCGTTTTTTCCTCCCCTCATTATTTCAACACGATCACTCCAAGTTGTACCATTGCTTGATTCTGAAATATAAAGAATATCGGTAACATTGTCTGACAATCGTAACCTATAAACCATATAAAGTTTATTGTTTACAAATGCCATATCAGGATCAGACCAATAACTCCCATCAGCTAAATTTGCTACTATTGGATTTGTCAGCCCTTCTGGTACAACCCATGTTGTTTTATCGTTTGATGCGACAACTGATGGATTTTCGTAAGTTTCATCAGATGCTGGATAAGGTGTCATAACCATCCAATATCTATAACTATTCCACCCCGACACACCTGTATCAATTACGTCTGGATGTACTACCTGACCGCTTTCATCATACGTTGGAATTGTCAATGGTGTTGCTGCGTTTGTGGCTGTTGCAGATAATAACTCACTGCAATAAGGTATTGAAGATTGTCCCCTGAATTGTCTTACTAAAATATCATCAAAGTAAACTCCGGCATAATCTTGATAGCCAATTCCGACTTTAGTATTTGTTTGATAAGCGTCCATGAGAAATTGAAATAATTGTGTGGTGTCTGCATAAACAGTTACAATTCCAAATTTACTGACTGTTATTCTTATTTTGTGGTCAACACTTGGACTCCATGTAATTCTACCGTTGGCAAAAGTAGTTGATCTTTTATATAAAAACCATTCAGAACCAGAATATCTTGTTGGCGTAATCTCAAAAAAATATTTATCGACAATATCAGCCATAGCCCAATAAAATCTTGTCCATTGCTCTGCAATTCCTGCCTTATAATTTATTGTTACATCATAAGAATTTTCTCCAACATCTACTAAATAAATGCTATCAACTGTAATTACGGCATGATTACTGTTTATTATTATGTTGTAACCGTCAGCACCCTTTATCCAGCTATTGCCTGTTTCGGGGGTATGATCTTCCAGATTAACATCATCTGTATCGGTAAATGTGTCTCGAAACAAAATACGATTATTATTATTCATTAATATTAATAACTTAGCTTGTTTCATAGTGCTGCCATTGCGGTATAAAGTCCCATCATTTGTGTAGGCGTCAATGTTGTATTAAATATCACTACCGCCTGAATTTTACAAGCCGGCCCAAATTGACTAGCAGAACTAGAACCAATATGAATTTTCTTGGTGTTGGCTGCCGCCCAATCTGCTATTTCGCCTGCTTCTGCATTTCCATTTCTATATCCTTTATTTCCAGCAACACCCAAAATACCAGTTGCAACCCTTGTTGCTATTTGTAATGTTCCACCATTATAATAATTAACTGCGTTTGCTGCTGATTGTGGATATATTGAAAAATTCGCATTAGTTGTATTTTGTCCTATAATTGCTTGCCAGGTTACATCTTCCGAATCTGAAAATCTAATCATCATTGAATAATTTTGGCTCGTTGGTACTATCTGTGTTTCAAGTAAATTGCTACTGCCATTGAACGCCCAACCATAAGACGTATCAAATGTTGGAGCATCACCTGTAGCCGAAACAATTAAATCATTAGTTCCAGGTGTAATTAAATTTATATAACTTGTTGCTATATCCGCTACACCAATGGCTTTAAACGCTCCAATACAATTAACAGCAGAAACACCAGCAGGAAGATACCAAGGTATATTTTGCTTGCCCCCCATCAACACCAACAACTTCTGCGCACTATTCATCGTTACACTCCTCTCCCCTGCTTTATCGCTAGAAAACTTTTCACCTATACCTCCAGCTGTCCACCATAAATCTGTAGTGAAACAGAAACAGGGTTATCAAAAGAGGTTGAACCAGTAAAGGTCATGTCTGTACTTGATACCTGTGCCTGTAACTTTATAAGATCGTCTGGACTTACCATGACCGACCCGGCGTATTGCTGTGTTCCAACCTCTGCCTCACTCAGTGCTCTTCCTACAATAGACTGTAAACATCTTTTCTCTACGTAGGTTTCTCCAGCATCTGTACTTACTACTATCCTTGTAAGAATTGATACTGCTGTGTTGGCTGCCCCTCCCCACTTCGGTCTTACACATCCACCCACAAAAAATATCCCGGTTGTGTTACTCTTGATTACACTTAGAACATCTGAACTAAAGAAGTCAAAATCTGGTGTAGACTCATTATCATTCTTTGTGTCAAAAGTAATGTCGTACCATGTATTGGCATCTACGAAAGTAACTGGATCAACCTTGTGTAACTTGAGTGCCTGTGCTTGATTGTATAAGGGTGGATTCCAGGACATAGTACTATGCCTTTATCCAACAAACTTTTTCACCATTTACGTCTGCATCAATAAACACATGAGTTAGATCATTGACAGCCAGATACATTACTTCACTCGCATTGAGTGGGAATGCAGATGCTTTGGTCTGTCCTTCAAACATTACCCATACAGTATCTGTATTGTCTGGATGTCCCTTTACCCAAAACCCACCTGCGTTGGTAATAGCTGCCAGCTGTACCTCTGTCTCTGCAGTCGTAACTGCTGTTATACCAGTAAAGTCAGAGGATAGTTCAATAATTGTCTGAGCTGTTGGTTGATTACGTACTTGAAATGTCATGGTTATCTCCTTAAATTAAAACATACTACTGTCATTAGCCTATAACTAATTATAGTAGTATAGTAAAAGAAAAGCAACCGTTACTTAAATAGAGAGAGAACCAGAGAAAGGACGTAACCCGGTTCTCTCTTTCAGAAAGGATTGTTTAATACTGTAGCACGAATTTATCTTTATTGCAAGGGGAAAGCAGGAATCTGTGGATCAGTTGGTACTGCATAGTAATCTTCCAGATCTTCAATGATCTCTTTTATCCTTGGTTCATCTTGCTCTTCACGTGATAACCATGATGCTAACTTCCATGTGATCAACTTTCTTGTAAAGCTCCACTCCTTGGGAAATCTTTTCTGCAAATACTTTATCTGTGTTCCACTGAGATGGACTACTACTTCATATACTTTTCTACTCATATCCCAACACCCTTCCCAACTTTTCCCACAAGTCCAATGCCTGTTCACGTGTAAGTTTCTTTGGCTCTACATAATCCCAATAGTAGTTAGGATCAAGGTCAACAACAATCTCACCATCTTTTTCTTCAACACTGGCTCGCCATGCAATACGCTCTCTCTCGTATTGTTCTTGTTGTATTCTTTCCTGCTCTGCCCATCTTTTCTGTTGGGCTTTCAATTTCTTGGCCTGCTTTTTATCATAGCAGGTTTGACATAGTGGTTTGGTGTAGTCCTCTCCTCTGTACTCACCACCACACTTTGTACATTCCTTTGGGGAATCATCATAATCACAGTACTGGCATTTCCTGTTCTCGTCCAACCCGTCTGCTATCTTACACTTAGGACAGACACTTGGATACTGCTTCTGGAAACTTGACCAACTTGCATCAGATGAAGTTGCAATCATTTCATTAGTTCCAATAGGTGCAGCAATCCACACAAAATTATATGGATCTGGATTCATTGGAACATAGTCAGGAGTAAACCTTACTTTCCCATCCCATTCTTCATTCATATTCTACTATTTCCTTTCCATCTCTTACCTCAATAACCTCCACGATCTCTCCTTGCCCTTGACATATTGGACACTCTACCATCTCTCCAAGATACCAATGCTGCCCATTCCCCCAACATGTCTGGCATGTAAATGAACTCCATATAACTTCTGGTATTGTATTCATTATCTACTTCCTTCCTCTGGATCTAGCGTCCAGTCATCATAAGGGTCATACCCCTCATAACATACTTCTGTATTCCATTCTTTCTGGGCATCAGCTTTCAATTTATATTCTCTGGTCTTGTTCTCACACTCTATACAATACACCGACCATCCCAGACCAGATAACTTATACACAGCTAGTCCACGACAATTACATTTCTTCAGACTGCCCACTGGTATTGGCATCTTTTCTCCTTTCCAATTCTGCCTCAACAAGAGCTTTGTCTGTCCTGCTCTTATTCAGCTGCTCAAGAACTGGAACATCTGTTCTGGGCATTGTATCTGATCCACATAATAACCAGAACTCACACATCTCAATCTCATACTCCACATCTTCTAACTCATATTCAAGTTCACTCGTTGACCACTCAGAATATTTATTCATCTTTTCTTCCTTTCGTAACTAGATAATACTCCGATTTAATGGATTAAATATTAAAACTAAATTAGAGTTTTTCTTGTATATAGATAACAAAGGTGGTAAAATTGTCTATATACAAAGGAGATCCAATGGAAAATCTATTAAGATGCTCAAAATGTGGACAGTATAAAAACCCGTCTGAATTTATTAAAGACAAAAACACTACACGTGGATATGTTTACATGTGTAAACCGTGTTGGAATGAGTACTATGAAGAACCAAAACGAAAGGATAAAAGAAGGGCGTATCAAAGGGAAAGAAACAAAAAACTATACAGTAAAAACAGGGATGAGATACTAAAAAAAGCCAGAGAAAAAAACAAACAAGACCCAGAAGCACAGATGTTTAGAATGTATAAATACAAGTATGGACTAACTAGAGAAGACTACATCAAACTAATGGAAAATCAAGGTGGTTCGTGTGCTATATGTGGGAATAAATTTTCAGAATCAATAAAGGCACACGTTGACCATTGTCATACCACTGATGTAGTTCGTGGATTACTGTGTGGTGCGTGCAACAGAGGAATTGGATTACTAAAAGAAGACCCCAAAATTTTTCAATCTGCTGCTGATTACCTGTATTTACATTAAGAAAAGATTAGAGTTTCGTGGACTTTTAGTACCAAAAAGGTTATTATAAGGGGGTATGTGTTCACGATGGAGGCATTATGATAATAGGTACAAGCCAGAAGGGGGCAGTTACTACCCTTGAACTAGCATTGGATGTGGGACAAACACAATACATTTGGGTCACTTCTGACGTTCATGTAGACAGTGTGTATAGCAACAGAAAACTTTTCCTCTCCGACCTTGATGAGGCAAGCAAGAGAGAAGCAGCAATAGTAATAAACGGAGATCTAGTAGATGCCATGCAGGGACGCTTTGATCCCAGGCGAGACATGAGTATGCTCAGACCTGAGTATCGTAGGGCAGATTACTATGACTTTGTTGTCTACGACATAGCAGGACTTCTTAGTCCTTACGCCAAGTGGATGAAACTTATCTCCCCAGGCAATCACGAGTTAGCTGTTCTGAAGAACGCAAACACATACCTATCAGACAGAATCGTGAGGGAACTAAACAAGGAAGGTGGAGATGTACAACACGGAGGATATGGAGGATGGATCAGAGCACTGATCAAAGATGGGACAGGAGCAGGGGGAAGTGCAATAAAAATCAAATACTTTCATGGAGCAGGGGGAGAAGCACCAGTAACACGGGGGGCAATACAAACAAATAGGCAGGCGGTCTACTTACCAGATGCTGATGTAGTTATAAACGGGCATTCGCATAATTCTTATCATATTCCAATAACACGAGAGAGGCTTGGTAACAAGGGAGACCAGTATTTCGACACCCAACACCATGTACGTACCCCTGGGTACATGCAATCCTATGGAGATGGCACGGTTGGATGGGAAGTAACACGGGGAGGAGTACCAAAACCGCTGGGTGGGGCATTTATAAAGATTACTGCTACATCTGGCAGACAAAGTAAGCGTCCCATTGTAGCTGTAGAGCCAATAATACACAGCCCATCCCCCTTATCCCCAACTAATGACATATTTCAGGGGACTGTGTACCCACAAGAGTAGAAAGAGGGCGTAAGCCCTCTAACTATTCAAGTAAACCATCATACTTATCAAGATTGGGGTTGAAAATGGGTCATACCACAGGGTATCTTCTATTTCCAGCCCCAATAAACCCACAAAATACTGCAATCCTGCCCATGTGAAGGCTATTGGGTGGTGTAAACGGAAGGAAAGTGAGTCTACATTGGAGTTTGGCATGTCCAACAGTACCTTTCCACCCGGTTTTAGCTTCTTCATGGCATCTTGGAGGAACTTTAGGGGGTGGTTTTGGTGTTCGAGAACGTGTGAGAGGATCAAAACGTCTACACTTTCGTCTTCAACTGCAGAAATGTCTGGCAAAATCCATGGAATACCACTTGTTTTGTTCTTATCTACCCCAAAAACTGTGCAATCCAGTTCGTCTTTCAGCTTTTGTATCAGAATTCCCAGTGAACAACCAACATCTAGAACAACTTTTCCATCAATATGGTGCTGTCTGAGGAATTCAAGCTGGTATTGTGCACGTAAGTTCTCGAATTCTACGTTCCTTTCCTTCATTTCCTCTGTTGGAGAAGTGATTTTCCTGTAGATTGTCTCGTAATACTCGTCCGTAAACTCATCCGTCATACGATTTACGAGCCAATAGTTCCCACAGATCCTGCAAAGAGCATAATATAACTCTACTCCGAGAAACTTTGTTCCATATCCACGACCATCTTCTACTCTACCCTGTCCACACACAGGGCATTTCGGTTGTCCTTCTAATTTTATCTGAACTGTTTCGCTCAATTCAATCTCGCTTTCTGTCTTAGTACTTCTTGATGTATCTTAGCTGCAACATCACCATGCACTCGTAAAGAGTACTCAATAATTGTATCTGTCAGGTCTTCAGCCAGATCACTTTCATCCTGTCTGATTCTTTCAAGTATGGCAGATACCAAATCGGTAAAAGCCTGCTGGTTTCCCAACAGCTCACCCAACAACTCAAGCAATAACCTTCTATCAATAGTAGCTAACCACATTATTTGTTCTCCAGCATCCAACCATAATCTCGTATAGACTTTATCTTATCACTTCCTATCTTACTTCTCAACCTTCCTATGTAAATATCCAGCTGCTTACTGTCCATTCCATACGTATCCCCCCATACACTGGTTGACAACAATTCTTTTGACAGAGCCTGGCCCGGATGTAGCATAAAGACTTTCAATAAGTCAAACTCTCTGGCAGTAAGAATGATAGTCCTGTCTGTATAATGCAGCTGTCCTTTCCATGAAAGGTTTAGATCTCCTACCTGTAAAGTTTTCTTATTAGCATGTCTTCGTAATAGTGCACGGGAACGGGCCGCCAGTTCTGCAGGATGAAAAGGAAACTCGACAACATCATCAGCACCATCATTCAAACACCAGACTACTTCTTCAGTAATAGCATAACGTGGGTTTTCCATCATAACAATAACAGGAGCTGAGCTTACTTTCTTGATGTAATCAAATGCACATATCTGAAATGTTTCCCAATCTGTAACGATCAAGTCCGGGGTAGACTTTACACACAGATCCTTTCCTGATATTAGATCATAGGCTATCTCTACATCATGTCCTTCATATAACATGGTCTTCTTTACCAACGCTGCAAGATAAGCATTGTTACTGATAATCAATATAGTTGCCATTACTTTCTCCCTGCTCTCATATCGTCATTCCCAGCAGCAACAAACCAAGACATAGCTACTGCTCCTACAAATGCTCCGATAACAAACCAGACGAAGCCAATCCAGAAGTGGGTCATTGTGATCTGTCCTTTGGGGGTTTGGGTAGTTGTCTATAATGTGTTGGGTAAATGCGATTATCACCAGAATATGTGTACCATTTGCCTTCAAATCTATATGCCTCATGGTAGCACAAATTATTATCAACGACCCAGTAAAGATCAATCGAGCTTACTAATTTCCACTCACTCACAGGTATCCACCTTTGCTCGGCTTCCAACTCCTGCACACGTGATTGGAGACGTTGGATTTCTGATAAAGCGTTTGGGTAATATTCATACAAAATATCTAACTCTTTAGAATAGTCAACGTTAGGATTTTCAAACACACCCTCTGCACTATATTCTTCCATCAATTTTTTTTGTTCCTCAATCCATTCAGGTGTAAATTCAGTCATCGTTCACCTCTAGTGTTTTTAATGTTTCACTGACATTATCAAGAATTGAACCGTCAATATATTCTGACAATTCTCCCTCTAGGTCGGCTTTCATACATGCTTCATAAAGCAGCTTCAGTTTTTCCATTAGTTCAAGTTCATCAGGTGTCATCAATGCCTTTTCTGTCAGCCATGCGTTTTCTTGTGTCAACCTCTCAATCTCAGCGTCCTTCTGTGCTATGGTAGCAGTGAGGGCATCTTCGATGGGTCTTTTATTCCAAGTAGATACTGATACGCCACTAACACAGCCATCATCTTCTTTTGGATCTTCAGCACATTTTACATGCCTATATTCTTCGGGTGCAAAAGTACCACGATAAGTCCATAGATTATGTTTTCCACAAAACGGGCAGTCTTTCAATTTTTCCATTACTCCACCTCCACATACTTGACAGGCCTACCACAATTTGGACAAAATTTATAATCTGGTACAATGATCTTTTGGATATGTTCATCACTACATCCAGTTTTTCTTGAAAAGAAAATCATATCTCCATGCTCGTCACACCCACCATATTCACCAACATACCTGCACACATCCTCAACAACAAGCGGACACCATGAGGGGCGGGTTTCCATTTCAAGCAGAGCCGTTCTGTTTAGTGTCATGCTAACTTTATTTATACACAATCTAAGCGGTATGTCACAATATGCACATCTTATCGGTAGATCACCATCCACTACAATCTTGATTATGTTCATCTTACCTTCCTTTCTATATACAAATTATACGTTTAATAATCCTGATTATATTAGAACCAGATTAGAGTTTCCCTACAATTTAATCAGCAGTACTGAACAAATTGTACACAAAACACAAACGTATTCCGTGTAGATCATCACAGAACTCAAAGGAATAATGTGGGAGTTTCACACTAAAGTGCAAGGAATGACGAGTTACTATGCACTTTGGACGGGTTTTATTGTACAGTTTGGCAATCCGATTGCATATACTATACAAAAATGTATAGTTTGTATGGTCATCTTAATGCGTAAGAGTTAATAAGAAACCCCCACCAATACTGGCAGGGGAAATTCTGATGCCTGTTGAGACAGAGCAGAGACGACCCGGCTCGGTCGGCGGTTTCTCCCATGTTCTTGTGGAGTCCTAAGCCTGCCGGGTACTATTGATCTTATTATATTACTTCTTTTCTCTTACTACAATAACTTCCTCATAGTACTCAATAGGGATTCCACCAAACATTTTGGAAAAGAACTCAGCGTGATCCTTGGCCTGTCCGTACGTTGAAAAGAATCCAATCCATCCTTCTGAATCTTCACTTACCAGATAGACATTACAATCATGCTTCAAATCTTGTCCGACTTTCAGCCATAGTCTGGGGAGTTCTGCAGTACTCATCAACTTCTCCCACTCGTCTTCAGATAACTCTGCCTCATACAGTGGACAATGTGGATTAGTACAACCAGTTCCAGGATTTCTTTTGTGTGTCCCATCATAATGATAGATACTCATTGGCTTACTTCCGCATAACTTACATTCATTCATTTACTTTTCTCCTTTCTCAATCTATTGTACCAAAAAGGGTAAGCCGTACATTAAATCTATATTAGAGAAGGAAGAAGATCTATCTATATAAGTAATACCATCATCACCCGTAGTATAAGTAAAACTTATTTGAGCACGCCTGAGCTTTTTAAATCAACAAAATTCAATAACTCTTCACGCCTGGAATATAAATAAAACTTATACTGAACCTATTCTTTCTAATAACTTTTTCAATGTGGGAAATACTTATACTAAAGATAAAGTCCGGGTAGGATAAGTATAAAAAGGCTATAGAAGATGTATCACAGGATCAACAACCCTTTCTAATGCTTTTTTCAATCAGACAAAAAGGGGAGCAACAAATACAAATAATACAACCAATCTAAACAACCTACCCCACCTAATCTAATCCCAATCGCAATCTCCCCCTCTCTCATCAGTCTTATCCTTTCATCCTACTATGCCTATATATAACTTACCCGTCGATCAAAGCCGCCCGTTACTTAGTAACACAATCGTAACAATCCAAGCGTACAAATAAAGCCGCCCGTTGCTAAACCGAAAGCCGCCCGTTGCAAACTACTCATTAAATGAATAGTCATAGAATGAATAGACAATCGCCCAAGTCAAAACACTTAAGGTTAGCATCATACCGCTTGATCTATTCTATCCCCTATATATCCCCTTTCTTTAATATGCAAGTATCATGCCAACCTTGTCATCCTTTTCTTATTACTTATGACACTGTTTATCTTATCTCTTATCCCTATAATAAGAGTATAGATTGAAATTATGAAAGGATAATAACATGAACAACTATATTCGATTAGATACTATTAATAATAACTGTCACATCCTTATCAAGGATAATTGTCAAGTCTGTTTTTCTTACGGGGTCGCGGTTGCATGTTGGATAAGTGGCAAGGGATACTATAAAGTCAATGAGTTTTTCTCCGTTACTACATCAAAACATATTAATTTATTTGCTCGTGAGATGTCATTAATGAAAATTGACTTTCAACCCATAGATAATAAGGACTTCCTTAACCTTATCTCTGAAAATTTATAATCTATTCTTACCCTTGATTGTAGCTTAGGTTAGACAATCAGAAAGGACTTATCATGTACGTTATAACTACTCTTGTATTTCTTATCTTACTCGGATTATCTATCTCTGGATTGATTGATTATGAAAGGATTGATCAATGAAAACAGAACTAATTGATACCTATAAAATACCTGACTTTTTCTTACCTCTTATTGTTAACGGTGATAGTCAAGGACTAACTAATGATGAGTTAAAAGCACTCCAATTATGGGAAGAAAAGCTAACAAAAAATTCTAGCTACTCCCATATTATTATTGATTGTCCTGATGAAAACAACGAGGCGTATTTTACATGGCGACCTGACATTATTAACTTAGGTTGTAACGTGTATGATCTGAAAGTTTATGGTGTATATAAAACATGGGACATGTAAACAGGACGAAAGTAACCGTTACTTAGTTACTTCCTACACTTATCTTATAAGTAACAGTTACTTACAATAGATATAAATAAACGAAAGGATTAATCTAATGACTACCCTAGAAAAACTTAATCATATTATGAATAATAAAGCAATAGATACTATCATCATTCAAGGTATGAATAAATTTGATGGACGTATGACATTCAACTTACCTAACTTTAAAATAACTAAGGTCAATAATGGCATGATGATTGCTAAAGATGATGATAATTTTATAACCGTCCATGAGTCATACTTGTATGATGTATCTTATCAATCTAAAATTTTATTTATTGAACTGAAATAGAAAGGATTATGAAATGAAATACTATACCAAACTATCTGACTTTACAAGTGAAAACTTTATCGAACCACGCAAGCTATTAGAACTATTGTATGACATGCAATCTGACCTTGATGCTATGATAGATGATGAGACTCCCGAAGACGACGAAGACTTTATCGAATTGCAAGAATCGGTTGATCAACTAAAGAAAACATTAGAGTACCTTGATCTAGACGAAACTTTAATTCGTAATTCATACATGAATGATTATCTTATTGAATTGGTATATGACATTGGAGACTTACCGAATAACTTACCGTCTTATATTGAATCTAATATTGACTGGAATGGTGTATGCGATGATCTGAAAATGGATTACTCTTGCGTTGAGATTGACGGCGTAGAATATTGGCAAAGGAATTGCTAACATGACATTCTACATGGTAAGGATAGGATTAATTACACTGTCTTATCCTTACCCTATCGGATAAACTTACTATAAAGAAAGGATAAACTAATGAAAAACTTTAATAACTTTACTGATGATGAGCTGATAGATTTCTTACTTAATGAACTTCCACATGGGAGCGGTGTTAATGGGGACTGGTCTCTAATCTTTACCGACAATCAATTACAATGCTTCAATACGTATGATGCTATGGATGAGTGGGGTGGTTACTGTCACTGCTATGATTTTTATGCGGCATTTCAACGTGATGATCTTTCCTTATTATTTGTACAGTTTGATTGTGAGGTTGACCCTAGTACCATCTGTGCCTGTGGTGATGGGTTGGGTGATTATTTAGATGATCTATTTGCTGAATGGACGTACTCAATTTTCAGAATGATAAAGAAAGGATAACACATGCAACTATTCCCCCTCGTAATCTTTGTCATTCTTATCATGCTAATTTATACCTTACTATTTGAGAAAGGATAACCTAATGAGAGAAGAAATTATTAAGCTGTATAAATTTGATGAGCTTGACCCTGACATACAAGAACAAGTCATTGATAAACATAGGGAATGGAATGTAGACGACTCATGGTGGTATGAATCAACGATTGATTATCATACCGATGAACTACAAAAAATGGGATTCAATAATGTAAGTATTTATTTCTCTGGATTCTCAAATCAAGGGGACGGGGCTGTGTTTGAATGTAAGTCAATAGACTTTGATACTATCCTTACTACCTTTATCAAAGAAAACTTTCGGGATATATACGACTGGTATATGGATGGACTGATTGAATTCGGATTCAGTATACACAGAGGATCAACTTACTATTCCCATGAGAGAACTGCTAGATTTGAAGTGGACTATGTAGAATTCATGTATGATGGTGAGCTTACTCAAAAAGAATATGATGACATGAAAGCTCCCTACCAAAAAAGAATAGATGAGTTTGAATCGTGGATGGAAGACTGGCGATTGGATTATTGTCATAAGATATACAAGGAACTTGAACGTGACTATGAATATATGACATCTGATGAAGCAATCAAGGAATCCCTTATTGCTAATGAGTATGAATTCTTAGCTGATGGATCTATGCACTAAGGATTAATGTCATGGTAGTAATATGATTTTCTACACTGGTAGTTACTACCATGACATACTAAGATAAGAATAAGAAAGGACAACAACATGAACAAAGAACAATTTCTATCTAAAGTAAATGAAATGATCCCCGACATGAACGAATGGATTATAAAGAAAGCTGAAAGCATAGTGGCTAGTGGTGCAGTAGACTTAGAATCTTATGATGATAATTATTTGTTGCCAAAGATTTTTATGTCAGCTATGGGTGCGGAGATTCGATTCCAATATAAACCCCATGCTACAAGAGATATTAAACTTCGTAACAATATTGAGACCATGCTGTAAGAAAGGATAAACAAAATGGAAGAGAAAGAATTATTGAGAGCTTTGAACAGTTTGTTTCAATACCTTGATGGTATGTCGGACTATCTTGATGAGGCAAAGTCTAGTCTTTCAGCTATGATAGATACTATTGAAGAGTTTGGAGTAAGTGAAGATGAATAAAAGAATAGAGACTGATGAAATACTTAATCAAATATATGATACCTTGATGGGACTGGTTGGCATGAGTGAGTACCATGTAGGATTCCCCACTGATAGAGTAAAGAATCAATTCATTGGTAGTAATGGGAATGATAACGCTGAACCTACTATATACTTTGAACTTGGAAGACAGGCGTTTGAACTTTCAATCAAGAGAGTTACTAGACAGAACTAGAAAGGAAAAACAAATGGACGATATAACTAATCAAGAACTGATGCAAATAACTGAAGACGCTATCTATAAATTCTGGGAATCGGTTGCCAATAGCTTACCTCAAATAAAATCAGGTGACCTTGACCCCCAAACTGACTACCGATTTGAACGTCAGTGTAGAGATGTAATCAAAACTTGGATCAAAACAAACAGAAAGGATGTGTGAAATGTTTTTCTTAGTACGTAATAAAATCAGAACAGATGAGGAACTTACCCCCCTCGAAAAGAAAGTTGTATCTATTGTCAATCAAGAAGAGGATGTTACTTCCTTCCTCGAAGATGTAACACAGTACGGGTGTATCTCTGGCATGGTAGGTGCGTTGATCTATTATACTGATACCTTGAAATGGTATAAGAAATTCAAGACTGACATCAATCAACTTATCAAAGATGAAACAGATTCCTACGGTGAGAATGTATTGACCATGCTCAATGGATGGGATGATACTGACCCCCTCATCTTGGATACATCTAATCAAAATCTGCTGGCATGGTACTCTTTTGAAATTGTGTGCAATAGAATACTGAACGACATTCAGGAAGGATAACCCATGACTACCCCCGTAATCTTTCGTAAGGATGGCAAAGAAATTGTAGCTGTATTCCCTGCTGAACCAGGCACGCTTGACTTGTCTACCATGTGGAGCTATGCAATTGTCGGACAACATAGTGCATGTACATCAGGATGGTACAGAACTACACAACCAGCTACCCCCGATGAGTATAAGGATCTGTTAGAAGAACTTATCTCTATCGGTTATGATGATCTGAAAATTGTCAAGAGGATTACCCCTGACATGACAAGAGAAAGATATAAAGAAATTCTAAGACAGAAGGGATTATAAGATGGAAACTTTTACAGATAACTTAGGCAAGAAAAATATTATCAGTGCTATTAGAGAACGTAAGTATGCTACTATCCATGAGGTAGACTGTCACTTTGACCTGCACTTCGATGTGCATGACTGTAATCACTATAAATCTGACGGTATGTATGCCTGCCCCTTCGATGGCTTTACCCTATCGGGTGACAATAACTCTTGGATAACCGTAAACTGGAGTGCTGTTGTTGAGATAACTTTCTCTGATGAATATGTAAATATTGTTGTTGATCAAAACAAATTACGAAAGGATGTGTATGATGCTGGCTAAACTTGTAAGCCCTGATGATGTGCAGTCTTATGATAAGGTGCTTGCTTATGGAATGGAAGCCCCACTTAGTAAGAATCATAATGCTATGGATTACTTCCCCGACTGTATGATTATTGAACTCGATGAGGATGAGATTGATCCTGATGTAGAAAATTATCTCAATGGATTTGATAAGGTTGCTATCTCACGTACTAACTGCCCTATCTGTGGAGAAGATTACTTCAATGGCTGGAGATGTGACTGCTTATCCCCTGATGCACAAACTAAATTCCAATGGAGGTACAAATGATTGACATTATTATTCATGTACATGGTGGTGTTATATGGGACATCGTATCATCCGAGGCTGATAAAGTAACGGTTACTTTGGTAGACGATGATGAGATAGAACAGGGTGAGACAGATATTTATAGAGGTAACTACCCCGTCAGTCCTATGTTACGAGACTTCAGAGATTCTATCCTCGTGTATGTAGAGGAAGATGATGTACAAATTTATGATGAGAACGGAGACCTGCTATGAAAATAAACTTAGAAGCACTTGCTTGTATCATACATAACAGTAATATGATTGTCATACATCACCCTAATTTTAATTCTAAATTTCTGGCTGGACACTTTACTGCTGAAATAAGACCAGAAGAGCTAGGATGTGTCCTGCTCCAACAAACAGAAAAAATTCAAATAACCTACGTATATCTTGACATGATAAAAGAAATTCTACACACTGAATCAGACAAAGGCACTACTATATTCTTGGAGGGATGAGATGACACTAACTAAAGCTGACCTTGAATTTGTTTCATCCGATACCCTTCAGGATTACTATGCCCTGCTTACCTGCAACATTGATAAGCGTAACCCTGTCATGTTGGATGATGTAAGAGAGGAACTTGAAAGACGGGATGATCTTATCCCTATCAACTGTAAACTTATTCAGGACAATGGACACATGGCTGTCATCTATAATCTACTCGACACAAGGACTGTGTTTATCCAATGAGATTTGATCATACAACTTCCCCTCACCCACTCGGTAGAAAGTATTCACATGAACGATGGGAACAGAACCTTTACAATGCTATCAAACAAACAGGTTATTCTTTCCTGCCCTACAAATGGGTGGGTGGGGATGAGAAGAGAAACAAGTGGCTGTATGTACCTGCTGTTATCCTTACCCCTCATGGTTACTTATACATTGATACCCTTACTATAAGGGGAAGTAAAACACAGGCTACTAAACGAAGAGAGGTGATACTAAAGGAACTCAATGCTAATTATATGTATGTCTCTGTCGGTGACAGTCAGCAAGATATGTACACTAAGATACGTATGCGACTGGCTGAAATGAAACAAGGGAAGTAATCGTTACTTCCCTCGATGATAGGCTGAACTTTACTAACTCTACATGGGTGGCTGACTGGGCACAGGTGGCGGTGGCATGGGTGCTTTACCCTTACTACCTGAACTCGCCATCTCATTCACAATAGACATGAAGTCAATCCCGTTCTGATCTGCTAAGGCTTTGACCCTAGTTAGAACTTGCTTGATTGCTTCTACTACTTGACCTTGATCAGCTCCCTGTCCACCACCTTGCGGTGGCTGTCCCATCGGTGGCTGACCAGCAGGTGCTTGCCCACCGGGCATAGGACTACGTGGCATAGATGTGTTTGGTAACATAGGCTTATCTCCTTATCAATTTATTATAACAGAAAGGAAAACAAAATGAAAACTGCTAAAGAACTATATGAAAAAGATACTGAATGGGGATTCTATATAAGTAACTATCAACCAATGCTGGAAGAATTTGGTAACATATTAATACAAGTTGATCAGGCTGACTATCAAGGTGATAGCTGGCTACTGTATAAAAACGATGGTAAGTATGGCTACCTCTGCTTTGGATGGGGGTCATGCTCTGGATGTGATGCACTTCAGGCATGTAGTAGCATGAGTCAAGTGCAAGAACTTATGGATGATCTCTACAATAGTATTGCGTGGTTTGAATCTAAAGAAGATGCACTAAACTACTTTACTTCGCATGACTTTGAGGCTGACTACTCATGGTATTATGATGATTTCAAAAACTTTCTTAGTGAAGTTATTAATCTACTGGGTGGCAGAAAGGATAACTAACATGACAATGATTACAAGACCACAAGCAAAAGAATGGAATCTAATACACTTCTCTATACCAGAGAACAATAGGCTGTTTGAATTATCTTATAAAGATATTCTCTTTACCTGTCGCAGGATGAATGAGTTTGTATCAGGTGAATCTATACTGGGTGAACTGAAGTTACACACTACCATGAACATGATCCTTGAACATGATACAGAGAATGAAACCTATACGAAGTGGAGGTACATGGAATGAGAAAGTTCGGTGCGTTTATTATGTCAATGATGTTGAGCTACTTCTGCATCATGTCGTTCATTACCCTGATCAATGAAGGGTTAGAAGTATCTAAGGCTATCGTACTTACTGCTATCGCATTGGTACTGTGGGTAATAGGATTTGCTGTGGCTGTGAGAGGTGATGAACTATGAAACTTATTGTAACTGTTGTTGTGTGGTTAGCACTGATAGGGTTGGGTATCTGGACGATGTATTCTTACCTAGCATACCAACTTTTCTGGCAACCTGTGGCGTGTGGGCTAGTATCTATGGGATTTGGTATCTGTTTGTTTGTAATTCCTCTCTATGCCCTTTATTTTTTCTTTGAGTATATAAAAGATGGAGATGATGATGGAATACAAAATTGATTTCAAACATGGAATGATTGATGGTGATGATAAACGCTTTACTCACTGCTATATCCTGAAGAGTGAGAACAGTATGCTTGATTTTCTGAGTGAGGGTAGGGCTGTGTGTAATCCAAAGGATAACTTTTCTTATGAGAAAGGTAGACGGGTTGCCCTTACCAAAGCTCTTGCTCCTCTAAGAAAAGAAGTACGTACTAAACTATGGAAACAATACTTTGATGAGAAACTTTCAGCACGCATGACATCCAAAGACCATGAACTTACACAGGACTTGAAAGATTTAGAACAACACAGTGCAAGTAACATCAGTGAACTAGAAAAACTAATAAACTCTGGACTTGTACCACCACTGAAGAAAGATAAATGGTTTATTGAAGGTACTATAACAACTAGGAATAAACCTAGAACTTTACCTATCTACAATACAGAAGGTGAGTTGATCAGGGTTATTATTGATCTGGAATAAAGACTTCCTCATAGTATTGCTTGGCTAACAATAATCTTTCCTGCCACTTGGCTGTACCCTCTCGGTGTATCTTCTCATGGCAGGAAAGACATAGCCTTACCTGATTAGAACTCTCCAGCTCACCACCCTTACTTCTCGGTACTATCTCATGGGTATTGACTGCTGGTTTCAAGCAAACATAACATCTGTCTATCAATACAGTACCCTTATCTCTACCTGTCTCCATGTTACATCCTCTGGTATCTCATCCTCGGTTATCAATACCTTACTGTTACCCCTGCATACCCACCACATCTTACTTGCTCCCATCATGCTGGGTACATCAGCAAAACCATACACGTGCTTGCCCTTTACGATCTCAGGTGTAACTGCGAACTCATCTATAACCTCACCCTCTAAGTTATCTACCATCCACTGACTGATCTTCGGGTACTTCCTCATCAGGATAAGTAACGGTTGCTTCTTGACCTGTTGCTTCCTGTTCTTCTTACCTTCGGGGGTACGTGAAAGAATATAATACATGGTCGATAAGGTATAGGGCTTGCGTGTATCTGGATTGAATACCCCTCGACTGGCTAACTCCTCTGCCACTTCACGATACGAAACTTCCTTACCCCTCTCTGCTACCATCTCATTGTATAGATCAATAACTATCTTTCTATCCATTGGATTCATACTTATCTTTTATCTCCATCTCTTTCTCTATATCCTTTTTCAATATGTAATTCTTTCTTACGTCCCATCCATGTGGTACATGCCCATCAATACACCATGATACAAGGTTGAACTTGATACAATACTCACCCATCATAGTACCAAAATCTTCTAACATCTTCCCACCCCTACTGAAGTCAGCAAAGACCATGATCCTGGGTGGGTAGTCCATCAAGGTATGATCAAGCTGTATGTTCTCTGCCCCCCACGTACTGACGAACTGCTCAAGACGTTTGATAAGAAAAGGGTAGATCGTTTGGGTAAGCACATAGATATACTTCCAATCTTCCTTGCTCATCTTCCTTCTCTCTTTGTATTCGTTTCTCATATCTTCTGTTAGTTTATTCATGCGTGTAGCTGCCATTTACTCTGATTTATTTTTCAAAAAGCCCCTGTTCAGCAGTCCATATATGGACTCAAGTAACTGTTAATTATAACTATATATAAGACTATTAATAGAGTCCATATATGGACTGGTACTTTTCGTTTGTATCTTTTATATCTGTTGGTCTCGATCCATACCTTAATAAATTTCCATCCTGAAATGTTCCCGTCTCAATGTATCCAAGTTTTTCCAATTCCTTCCGCGACTTTATTACTAACGTCCTGCTCATCTTAGCTTCTTTGGTTAGAGTATCTATACTCTTCCAACACATCTTGTGTATCTTACATGTTCTTAGTATTACTGCGTACAAATTCAGTGCATAGACTGACACCCTTTCGTCATCTAGTATTATGTTTGGTATCCTTGTATAATTTACATATTCTTTTTCTTCCATGTTATTCTCCTTCCCCTTTATTATACCACTTTCCCTTTCTAATACCAAACAATCAGATGAGAATTTTCTAATCTAAGATAGAACATTTGCCCCTTGCAATCCATTTTATTCGTGGTAAGATATATCTACAAGTTTGGTTACGACCTTATAAACTAGAGAGGATTGGTATGACAGTAAAGGCGATCACTTATAATCCTGAAAAATATAGAATAGAATTAGAGTTCCCCTATTCAAATGGACTGAAAGAAAAAGTAAAAGCAATACCTGATGCACGTTTTGATGGTGATGAAAAGTTATGGTACTTACCCCCCACCAAGATGCACGCTTTGTTTGTTGCTTCCTTCGCACGTGAGTATGGTTTCTTTATTGATGCAGTTACACTGAAGTTATCCCGTAACAATCATAAGGTTACCAAGACATCACGTACAAAACTGTACCCCTATCAGGTAGAGGGACTTGAGTTCCTTCATGCTTCAGGTGGTAGGGCATTGTTAGCTGACCATCCAGGGTTAGGGAAGACCATCCAAACCCTGGCATACATGGAAGAGACAGCACCAGCCAAGGTATTGATAGTCAGTCCAGCCAGTGTAACATACATGTGGAAGGAGAAGATCAAGGAGTGGTTGGGATGGGACTCAGAAGTTATTCAGGGGTTCACAAAAGATTTCAATAACAAACCAAGAGTATTGATCTGTTCTTATCCTGTGTTTACTAACAGGGTATACATGATGAGAGGTTTCAGTTTTGATCTGGTTATCTATGATGAAATACACTACCTCAAGGACATGAGATCACAGAGATCACGAGCCTCACGCTTATTGAATGCACCAAATGTAATAGGATTATCAGGTACACCTTTCCTCAATAGACCAAAAGAATTATTCCCAATACTAAACTTACTGCTTCCCACCGTGTGGAGTTCCTTCTGGAAGTTTGCACATAGATACTGTGATGCTAAGCAAGATCACTTCGGACATTGGGACTTTGATGGGGCTGACAACTTACCTGAACTAAAAGAAAAGCTAAGTCATATCATGTTACGCAGAACGAAGCAGGAAGTATTGAAAGATCTCCCACCTGTAACAAAGAACTACTTCCCGTACATCAGTGAGACTGAGAAACTGGTTACACAATACTTCGATGCACTCAAGCTGGCAACAGAAGATACCAAGTCTAAGTCTAACTCCCAACGGTTCATGGCTGTACGTCAGGCTATTGGTATGCTCAAGGTAGAGCCGGGCGTTGAGTTAGCTGAGGAAGTATTGAATGGTGGTGAGAAGGTAGTGCTGTTTGCCATACACAAAGCAGTGGTGGCAGAGTTGGAAAAGAAACTAAAAGATTATAAAATGATAAAGATTGTTGGTGATACACCACAGAAAGATCGTAATGATTTAGTTTCTACATTCCTGAATGATCCAGATGTACGGGTAGCTATTATATCTGAGGCAGGTGGGGAAGGGATCAACCTTTACTCAGCCTCAACTCTTATCTTTGTTGAGAGATCGTGGAGTCCCGGTAAAGAGGAACAGGTATACTCACGTATCCATAGGATAGGTCAAGTCAATCCCGTTACGGTACACTACATCATAGCCAAGGGTACAATAGATGACCGCATACATCAGATCATACAGAAGAAACAAGAAGTATTGGGACAGGTCATAAACTTTGATGACATACCCGTGAATGATTTACTACAAGTAGGAGAATAATGGATGAATTAATAAAAACAAAAGTTAGTATTGATTGGGATACAACCAGCCAAGATGCAGTCGTGATGCACATGAAGTTCGGTACGTGGTCTAACCCACAGCTCAGGCTCTCCGAACCAGATGTCGATAAGGCTATCGAAGCCATGACTGCTTGGAAAGAATCTGTAAACGGAAGGAGATGATTACCCTAACATATACTGGCAAGACCGTAATGGTATCAGCTTATATCTACGAAAGGAAATAACTAATGTCTGAAAATCAAGATCCAATCAATGAAGATTGCTTTGTTACCTCCACTTATACAAATGATACGTGGACTGACATCCGCAAGGTACGGGTAAACAAAGAGAATGAATCAGTATCAATCTATCTACCAATGGGTCAACTTTCACCAGACAGAGTACAGTACAAACCCTATGGCATGGGCTATTCAGTCAACCATATCTATGTTGAAGTTACTATACCTCTGAGTGAAGTGGTTCATTATTATAAAGATCAGGACATTATCGTACTGACCCCCCGTGGTTCAGTAATGATAGCTGATCAGCTGGCCTCAGCAATTGAGGAGAACTACAACGAGTTTCGTGGTAGAAGTAAAACATTTTAGATGAGGAGATTGTAATGCCTATTCCAGTTGTACGTGGTGGTAAGGGTGCGAGTGGGGTAGCCGAAGTAACGGTTACTTCCAGTAGAGTACGTGTTGAGTTTGAAGAAGGCGGTCAGGTCATTGATGTAATCCGTGAGGATGCACCAGACTACATGATCTCAGGTCGCCAGATCGTAGTATTGTCGGGAGACAACAACAAAATCTTTTCTGCCAAACCTATTGGTGGTTCATACTTCTGCAAGTTTATTGGTTTCTGGTCTCGTGAAGGTGAGCCACCAGTAGCAAAGAAAGTTGAAGCAAGGACTGGTACGTCAGGTGCAGGAAAGCCATACAAAATCCCAGAACATCTTGAGTTTACTGCTCTGTTTGAAATTCAATCCCCAAAGAAATGGAAGAAATATCAGATCAGTAACAATTTAT